ATCGCGGTCACCACCCTCTGGGCCGGCGACCGGCCGGCGCTGTTCCGCCTGCACGCGCGGCGCTGACGCGCCTTGTCCAGCCCGCCCGCCGGCCCGCCCGCCACCCACCGTCATCTTCAAGGAGCCTCGCCGCCATGGCCGATTCCAGCCGCGCCCAGCTCTGCTATCTCGCCGAAACGACCTGGGGGGTGACCCCGGCGGCGGCGCTGACCCGGATGCGCTTCACCGGCGAGAGCCTGGGTTTCCAGATCCAGAACACCACCAGCCGCGAGGTCCGCGCCGACCGCCAGGTGGCCGATTTGATCCAGACCGGGGCCGAGGCGTCGGGCAGCGTCGAGGTCGAGCTGAGCTACGGCGCCCACGACGCGCTGCTGGCGGCGGCGCTGTTCTCGGCCTGGGAGACCCCGGTGTCGGTCTCGCTGGTCGGCGACATCGCCGCCTCGGCGTCCGGCTCCAGCTTCACCGGCACGGCGACCGACTTCACCACCGCCGGCATCGCCGTCGGCCAGTGGCTGCGGGTCGACGGCTTCGCGGCCTCGGGCGGCGCCAACGACGGCGCCTACCGCGTCACCTCGGTGGCGGCGGGGACACTCGGGGTGTCGCCGGCCCCGGCCCTGGACGAGGCCGCGACGGGACTGACCGTCACCCTGGCCGGCGTCCTGCTGCGCAACGGCGTGGCCGAGACCTCGTTCACCCTGGAAAAACAGTTCGCCGATGTCGGGCAGAACATCGCCTTCACCGGCATGGTACCGGGCAACCTGAGCCTCGACATCCAGACCGGGGCGGTGATCACCGCCTCGATCGGCTTCACCGGCCGGGCGGCGTCGATCGGCGCCGGCTCGGTCGGCACCGGCGCGCCGCTGGACGCCCCGACCCACCCGGTGATGAACGCCGTCGGCCATGTCGGCGAGGTGCGCGAGAACGGCGTGACGCTGCCGGACGCCGCCCTGCGGGCGCTGTCGGTCCGGCTCGACAACGGGCTGCGCGGCATCCAGGCGGTCGGCGCGCTCGGCAACGTCGACGTCGGCGCCGGGCGCTGCACGGTCACCGGCCGGGTCTCGGTCTACTTCGCCGACGGCGCGCTGTATGCCAAGTACCTGGCCGGCGTCCCGACCAGCCTGTCGTTCCGGGTCACCGACGCCGCCGGCAACGGCTACGTGGTCACCCTGCCGCGCGTGAAGCTGACCCGCGGCACCATCGTCGCCGGCGGCAACGACCAGGACGTGATGGCCGATTTCGAGTTGCAGGCGCTGGCCGACCCGGACACCGGCTGCACCCTGCAGATCGACCGCTTCGCCGCCTGACCCAGCCATTCCACACCGCGAGAGCACCCATGGACCTGAACCGCTTCAAGGCCGACACCGCGCTCGAGGACGAGGGCGTGTGGACCACCGTTGACGCCGCCTCGGGCTGCCGGCTCAAGATCGCGCGCGTCGGCAACCGCCGCTACCGCGAAGCGATGGCGCGCCGGTTGAAGCCGTACCGCCGGGCGCTGCGCGCCGGCACCCTGGAGGACCCGGTGACCGAACGGATCACCGCCGAGGTGCTGGCCGAGACCGTGCTGCTGGACTGGCGCGGGCTGGAGCGCGGCGGGGCAGCGGTCGCCTACAGCCGCGAGGCGGCGACCGCCATCCTGTCGGACCCGGCCTACAAGGATTTCCGCGACCTGGTGGTCGAACTGGCGAGCGATCAGGAAGCCTACCGGGAGCGCGACCTCGAGGACGCGGAAAAAAACTTCGCGACGTCGTCCGCTGGCAGCTCGACTGGGGCGGACGCGTCGGCTTCCTGACCACCCTGGCCGAGACCACCGGCAGGCTGCCGGCGGCGCTGCGCGACCGGCCCGAGCCGTTCGAGGACCTGGAGCCGACGCTCGCCGCCTTCGCGCGGCTGTCGGCGGTCCGGCCGCCGGCGCCCGGCCCCGAGCCGGCCGCCATCCCGTTCGCGGAGATTCGGGCGTACTGCGCGCTGTTCGACGTCGCCGACGTCGAGGAGTTCGTGCGCCTGGTCCGCGCCATGGACGACGCCGTCCTGGCCCGCGCCGCCGAGCGCCGCCGGGCCGGCATGGCGGCCCCGCAACCCGGAGGACCCGAGATATGGACATCGCCCTGATCCCGCTCGCCTCGACGCGGCAGGGCCTGTCGTCGGCCCGGCTCGGGTTCGAGCGCCTGGTGGCGGCGGTGGAGGCGGCCGAGGGGGCGTTCCGGCGGCTGGTTGCCGGCCTCGACCGGTCCGACCCGGCCGGCGGCCGCGCCGACCCATTGCGGGAATCGGTGGCGCTCGAGCGCGAGCGGCTTCGCCTGATCGGCCAGGGCAATTCCGGCTACCGCGACCAGCGCTACCGGCTGGCCGATATCGGCGCCGCGCAGACCCGCGCGGCCCGGCAGGCCGGCGCCGTCTGGGCCGGGTTCGGCGACGATCTGGCCGGCACCTTCGCGTCGTTGTTCGATCGGATCGCCCGCGATGGCGGGGTGCGGCTCGGCGACCTGTTCCGCGGGCTGGGCCCCGCCGTCTCGGACCTGATCGGCCGGCTCACCGGGTTCGACGCGTCGCCGCTGCTGGGCGCGCTCGGGCGGACGCTCGGCGGCGCCGGTGGCGGTCTCGGTGCGCTTCCCGGCCTGCTCGGCCAACTGGTGGGCCCGCTGCTGGGCCCGCTGCTGGGCGGCACCGGCCTGGGAAGCCTGCTGCCGATTCCGGGCGCCGGGCTGCTGGCCGCCGCCATCCCGCTGGCGGCCAGCCTGTTCGCCGACAAGGACTACCCGTTCGCCAAGGCCGGGATCGCCGCCACCGGCGGGCGGGTGGTCGCCGACGCCTTCGAGCTGGACGGCGGGCCGCTCGACCAGATCACCCGGCTCGGCGACGCCGTGGCCGAGACCCTGCAGGACGCGCTCGACCGGCTCGGCGCCACCGTCGGCGACCTCGCGGACCTGGCGGCCGTCGGCTATTCCAGCGGTCGCAAGCCCGGCCTGCCCAAGGGGTTCTTCGCCGGCATCGACGCCACGCGCGGCGCCGACTTCGCCAGCGGCGCGGTGTTCGCCGGGCTCGGCGACCCGGAGGAGGCGATGCTGCGGGCGGTCCAGGCCGGGCTGCTGCGCGCCTTCGAGACCGCGGCGGCGCGCGGCGTCGATCCCGACGACGCTGCCACCGTAACCATCGGCCTCCGGCGCGCGATGGCGGCGCCGTTCACCACGGTCGACGACGGCCTCGCCGACATCGCCTTCCTGCGCGACCAGCGCCGCACCCTGGAGCGGCTGAACGCCGCCGGCGACGATCGCGCCCTGCAGCGCGTCGAGGTGCGCGAACGCGCCGACGCGCTGGGGGCGCAGGACGCGGCCTATGTCCGGGAGTTCCTGGAGCGCGCCGCCCGGCTGTTCGCGCCCCTGAACGCCGGTGACGACCCGGCCGATGCCGGGGCCTTCGCGGCCCGACTGGCGGCCGCGCCGACCATCCCCGAGGCGGACCTGTCCGAGGCATACTTGTCAGACGAGGGCCGGCGCCTCCCGCTGGACGGGCCGGCGCTCCCGGTCCCGATCACCGACGAAAGCTCGGTGATCGGCTACCGGGATCCGGTGGTCCCCGGCGCCGGCCCGTCGGCGCCCGGCGCCTCGGTTACGGCGGCGCCGGTGCTGGACGACGACGACCTGGCCGCCCTGCGGCTGGCCGAGGCGCGGGCCGCCATCGACCACTATGTCCGCGCCCTGGTCGGCGTCGGCGACGCCGTGGCCGACACCCGGCCGCTGACCGGCTACGCGCTCCAGCTCGTGGAGGCCGAGGCCCGGCTGGAGGGGCTGAGCGGCGCGCTGCGCGAGGCCGGGTACTCGGCGGAGGAGGCGGCCGAGCTGATCGCCGACGGCACCGCCGCCGCCCGCGCGCGGCTGCAGGGCGCCTACCGGGACGACCTCGACCGCGACCTGCGCGGCGCCCGCGGCCTCGGCGTGGTCGACCGGGTCGGCGAGCTGGTTGAAGCCAGCGACATCAGGCGGGCGGAGGGTGTCGGGATCGGCGCCGACCTTGGCGGGATCGACGAGCTGCTGGGCCTGCAGGTCCAGGCGCTGCTGTCGGCCGGCAGCCTGTCGGTGGCGGCGCTGGAGGCGGTGCGGGTCGAGTTCGCCGGCAACGCCGTCGTGACCGATGCGCTTGGTCGAGCCCTGGCGGGGCACACCGCGGCAGCTAACGACAACGCCGCCGCGCAGATGACGCTGGCCGGGGTCACCCGGCTGGCCACCGCCGAACTGGACGCCCAGATCCGCGAGCAGGACGAGGTCCGACGCAGCGCCGAGGCGGTGGCCGAGGCGATCGCCGACACCAGGCGCCGCCTCGACCTGGACCCCGCGCTGTCGATCCTGTCGCCGCGCGAGCGGCTGGAGGAGGCGCGGCTGCGCTTCGAGGATTTGGCCGGCCGGTCGCTGGCCGGCGACCAGGCAGCGCAACGCGAGCTGCCGGAGGCTGGCGAGACCTACCTGAAGCTGGCGCGCGACTTCCACGCCAGCACCGAGGACTACGCAAAGGTTTTCCGGCAGGTCGACGCCGCCCTGCGCGACACCGGCGGCGTCGCCGACCGCCAGCTCGCGGTCGCCGAGCAGCAGTTGGAGGAGCTGTCGCGGCTGCGCCGGGCGCTGACCGGCGAGATCGGCGAGCTGCCGAACCCGAGCGCCGATTTCGGCCAGAACCCGACCCGCAACCGCATCCTGGCGCGCCTCACCGGCTACGCCGGGGATTTCGGCGGCGGCGGCTTCGGAGGGTTTCGGGCCGGGCTGTCGCCGGAGATCAACGCCCTGGTCGACGCCATCGCGTCCTCGATCGGCTTCGCCGACGGCGGGCTGATGACCGCCGGCGGGCCGCTGGCCCTGCACGCCTACGCCGGCGGCGGCATCGCCCGCCGCCCGCAGCTCGCGCTGTTCGGCGAGGGGCGGATGCCGGAGGCGTTCGTGCCGCTGCCGGACGGCCGCTCGATCCCGGTGACGGTGACGGCGCCGGCCAACGACCGCGGGACCGGCGAGGCCGACCCCGGGGCGGCGCGCCGCACCGCCGGCATCGAGGCGCTGGTCGAGGAGACCCGCCGGCTGCGCGCCGAGCTGGCCGGGCTGCGCGGCGAGAACGCCGCCCTGCGGCGCGGGCTGGAGCGGATCGCCGCCGGCTTCACCACCGGGAGGGCGGCATGAGCCGGTTCGACGATCTGCTGGCCGATCCCTACGCCGCCCGCCGCTACCTGGTGTCGGTGGAACCTTTCGATCCGGCTCTCGAAGGCGTCCGGGTGCTGCGGTTCAGCGATCATGGCTTCGTGACCCGCCCCGACGACGACCCGCCGAACGCCTGGTTCGAGCCGCGGCTGGTCACCGCCCTGAATTTCGAGCGGCAGTTGTTCGCCGGTGGTCGGCTGGAAGGGCGGTCGGTGCCCGGGTTCGGCGCGCTGACTCTGAACAACGCCGATGGCGGGCTCGATTTCCTGGCCGCGCTGGCCTGGGACGGAAGGCGGGTGCGGGTCCGGCTCGGCGGCGACGGCTTCCGGCTCGTCGAGTTCGGGCTGGTGCTCGACGGCACCGCCGAGCAGATCGAGTTCGACGACCTGCTGGTGACGGTGCGGCTGCGCGACCTGCAGGCCCGCTTTGAAGCCGAGGTGCCGCGCGCCAGCTACGCCGGCACCGGCGGCACCGAGGGCCGTGTCGGCCTGACCGGGCGGCCCCGCCCGCTGTGCTTCGGCCGGGTGTTGCGGGTGCCGGCGGTGCTGGTCGACCCCGCGGCGCTGCTCTACCAGCTGCACGACGGGCCGATCGCCGGGATCGACGCGGTTTACGACCGTGGCCTGGCGCTGGCCGGCGTCGAGGGCGCACCGGCCGCCGGCCAGTTCCGCGGCGATCCGGCCAACGGCTGCTTCACGCTCGGCGCGTCGCCGGCCGGAACCGTCACCGCCGACGTGCGCGGCGACGCCGACGGCTTCTACGTCGAGACCGCCGCCGCCCTGGTGCGCCGGATTGCCATTGCCCGCGCCGGGCTGGCCGACCCCGACGACCTCGACGCCGCGGCGTTCGCCGCGCTCGACGCCCTGGCGCCGGCGCCGGTCGGGCTGTTCGTCGACACCGAGGCCCGGCTGGACCGCCTGCTCGACGACCTGGTGGAGGCGATCGGGGGCCATTACGGCTTCGACCGCGCCGGCCGGCTGACGGTCGGCCGGGTGGCGGAGCCGGCGGCCGAGGCCGAGGCCGGGTTCGATGCCGGCCAGATCCTGGAAATCGGCCGGGTCGCCGTCGCCCGCCCGGTGTGGCGCCAGAAGATCGGCTACGGCCGCTACTGGCGCACCCTGGACCCTTCCGGCGTCGCCGGCGCGGTCGACGACGAGGGCCGCGCCGACCTGGCCGAGGGCTTCCGCTACGCCACCGCCGAGGACCCGGCGATCCGCGACCGCCACAAGCTGGCCGAGGAGGCGGTGCGCGACACCGCGCTGGCGCTGGCCGTCGA